AGCCCATAAGTAAAGGCCGAATAATGGAATTAGGATTGAAAAGCCAACTACTTGGGCATCAGATAGATTAGGAAACATCTGCACTCACCCCATATTTATCAAGCCAGTATGCAGATATTTCAGCCTTAGATAAACGGCCTCTCAGCTGCTTCTTGCCCATCCGCTCTTTAGCGAATCTTCTAATTATTGATCCCTTAACCCAATTTGTCTCATCAGTCCAAGCCCCTGCTTGAGAATCAAATCGAATTAGGATTACTTTATTTACCATTTTGCTCCCGTTCTGTAATCCGTAAATGGATTAACGGGCTAAATGTATTTGCTTAAATCTATTTAGACAAGTAATAGCTCGGAGTGTCGGATATCTAAGAAGCCAGCTAGTCTTTCATTAAACGCTTTATTGGCAAAGTCGGTGGATATAGGAAGGCGCTTTAGAGCCCACTCAGGCTCGATTACAGCCCCTAAATCGAACTGATAGACCCCTCTAGGTGTCGAGTTGATATAAAGGGTCTTAGCGCCCGTTCTAGCCCTTATATCGGCCAGATAATCCCATTTCTTCTTCTCAATCATCAAAGTGTCGTAATGAGTCCTACGGCATTTTAGCTCAATGTAGGAGTTGTGGGTTATGCCATCTGCTCGGTCGGTCGCTGATAAGGGCGTCAAGTCTGGATAAAGCGACTTGAGAGCCTCAAATAACTCAACCTCTCGAAAGTAGATTAGTTATCTTCCTCGCCATCTTCCCAACCAATTTTTCTCATTGGGTCATCGAGTGGCACTATCCAATCAGGATAAGAGCTACGATCCATAGCGAAGGCCAGAGCAGTTCCTTCATCCATTCCAGCTCTACGGCAAGCCTTATAAACTTCATTGGCAGCAATAGCCCAGAAATCAAGTTTTGTTAAAGGCGTTTCTTTAGTAGTCCTGCGTCTCTTAGGACGCTTGACTGCCTTTTTACTTACGCGCTTTCGCGTTGCCATTTCTGACCCCTTTCGCTAGGGCCAATTCTAGCTGAGACTCCATTTTATCGAGGCGCGACACAATCGGGATATTCTCCAATTTAATGATGTAGCGAAGTCCAGCAATCAGTAAGGCTATAGATCCAAGGACTGATGCAACTAGGGTCGCTAGTTCAGCTGCAACCATTAACGGACTTTGCCGTAACGCTCGTAGTTAGGGTTGAGCCAGTTGATGATGCTAGGCAAGACTGATACTAGAGCTGCATTTGCAATGGCAGCAGGGTCGAATCCCACCGCTAGGTAAGTCGCTAGTGCTGCTGCTAGAAATGCTTTGCCCCAGCTTTCGGCGGCTTTTTTTAGGTCTGTCATTAGTATCTCCTTCGAGTTCGAAATAACTGCCATCTTTGTCTCCCAAAGTTGTGAATGAAATATGGAAATGTGACCGATGGGGATTTGCGCCGTTATATTTACGCCGCTTCCAACCCAGTATCGGACTCATAATCTTTCCATCATAGATTATGTATTTAATTCTTTTATCGCCGTTCTTTGCTAACCTGCGAATCTTTTCAACCAGCGCATAAGCTTCTTCTTTATGTGCCGATAGGTCAGAATCTATATCTATAGCTCTAACGACTCCATCTCTTGGTATATGGTCAGAAGTGCTTTTAGCAAGGTGACGAGCATCAGCAATCCAGCCATCAGACTTCCTATCGCGATCAGGATAATCGTCATCGATTTGCTCCCGAAGTTGAATACCAGCTGCACAAAGTTTCGCCATAATCTATAAAGATTTTTCTGGAATTATCCACTGGCAGGTTTCCTCATCAAATCCAGTGGCATATTCTGGCTCTGGTGCAATAAACGCATCTCTTTGCTCGTCATAGGTGTAACCAATTCCAGCGAAGTTTTTTCTAATAGTGCCGTTATATGATGTGCGCTTAACTGTGTAAGGCGTTCCTAAAGCGTAATAGGTTTCGGTATCTAATCCATTTATTAGCTCTGTTTCGTCTTTGCCTACTGTTACCGCGACGACAATGTTGTTATCATCTAAATATGCGTAATGTGCCATTATGCCCAACTAACTGTATCTGAGACGCCTGCGGCCGTAATTATGGAAATCTTAAAAGAACCGCTAGTTGTAGTAGTTTGCGTTACTCCACCGCTAAAGGTTGCAGTTTTTGATACTGGATATTTTAAGATTACTACGCCTGAGTTACCACTTAGAGCAGTTCCAATAACTCCGTTAGCACCGCCACCTTGATTTGCAGCATTTCCCCCGCCGTGAGTTCCAGTTGAACCTGTTGGTCTTGGCCCACCACCGCCGCCACCAGCATAAGTTATTGATGAGCCAGAAATGCTATTTGCCGTTCCAGCGCCGCCATTACCACCATTAATACCAGAATTATTTGCGCCAGTTCCACTTGCTCCACCGCCACCGCCAGCTCCTTCAGTTGCTGTGGCATCACCACCATTATTTCCTTGCGATGGTATAGTTGAAGGAGTATTACCAGCACCGCCAGTTGCAGTTCCTACATCTTTTGCACCAGCGCCGCCACCTGAACCACCAGCAGAACCATTAGCACCAGTTCCACCGCGACCGCCACCTGCTGAAGTTATAGTAGAAAATACCGAATTGACGCCGTTTGTTCCGCTTGCTCCACCTGTGCCACCAGCACCAACTGTTACTGTATAAGAAGTTGAAGGAGCTAGACTTACGGAACTTGTGCGATAGCCACCACCGCCACCACCGCCACCGCTATAAGTAGTTGGGCCTGAATCATTTCCACCGCCGCCACCGCCGCCGACAACTAAATACTCAACATCAAAAGTTCGCGGATAATTTTGTGCAGCAATAATCCCGAGAATTGGCATTACGCAATATCTCCTACTACATACCAAGTGTCGGTTGCGACCTTGATGCAGGAAGCGGCTGAAAATTGAGCCCTTAATTCTGGAGCAGTTGCAGTTGCACCTGTTGATGAAATAGTGGTAGTGCCGGGAGTGACTGCCTCAATAGTTGTCTTACCTGCGCCAATTTGAATAACATTAATTACTGATCCAATAGGAAAAGCAACTGATGCGTTAGTTGGTATTAAAAAATCGTTAGCAGTAGCGACATCCATAGTTACTAGCTTGTTGCGGTTATCTGTTAAAACTACTGTATAAGTTGCCGTCTGCGCGTTTAGGGTTAGCTTGGCTAGGGCATCATCAAAGCCATTGCCTACTGTTCTAATTGCCGAAGCGCCGTCTTTAACTAGGTCGGTATCATCTGGAATAGTAATACCTAAAATTGCTGTGGTGGTCATCGTTCTCCTTTAGCCTACTATTGTAGCGTTCTGCCAGTCCAAAGTAGGGCTGACATCTTGCCAATAAAGATTATTTGGCAGCGAAGTCCATCTGAACGCTTGAAGTGAAAATTCTAGGGGACTTACATTCATAGTTAAATTAAGCTGCTTTAGGCTTGCAGTCCAAGTCCAGCCTTCTACGAATCCTAAGAATGTTCCATTGACCATATTGGATGGCAGGTTATCTACGCTGATAGCTAGGCCCATAAATACATTTAGAAGGTCATCGCGCTCGGCATCTGGTATCTCGGAGCTTGCGAGCGGAAAGGTTATCTGGCGCAGGGCGAATTCGGGCTGGGCTCTAATTGTTAGATAGAATTCTGCTTGATCCTCAGCATCTCCTTGATTTCGCAAAGTAGTGCTTATGGTGGCTGCTAATTGACCATATTGCTCAATTGATGATAAGTCGGTATCGGTAACGCTTTGAGTGCCCTGCGAGCCGTAAGCAATAGTAATTGCATTTCTAACATCACCTGCTCGTTTTACTATTGATAAGCCAGGGCCAATAGCGTCATTGGCATCAAGATTTAGATAGCCATCAGATACTAGGTATTCAGCTCTATGGGTGGAGTCAGCATAACCAATACGACCTTGGGCATCCTCATAAAGATAGCCAAGTCCGCTAGTCGCAAAGCGAGAAGCTAGATTATAAACTGTATCGTTCAAGTTGTTTTCAGAGTGCAGCTCATAATCACCTGGAGTATCTATCTCACCTAATCCGCTATTCTCTGCATCCTGCCATTGAGTAGTAGCGTCATACCCATTCCAAGTTT